CTCCAAGAGAAACGAGCGGCAGTGAAAGCAAAATATCCGAAGGCGGTATCGTAATGGCATTAACAAAAGTCGACAAATCGTTAATAGAATCTGTAAATGTAGCAGATTTAGTTACCACAGGAACGGCCAGTGCCACGACATTTCTTCGGGGAGATTATTCTTGGGCAGCTTTAGCTGGAGCCGCGGAAGAGTTAAAAGGCTGGCGCATTCGACCTGTGTTCACAAGAGATAGCACAACAACCATAAAGTTAAACGGAACATTTGCCTACCAACACGCTGGAACAACAACACAAATTCTTACGGGTGCAGATGTAACCTTCACCCGATCCGACACCAGCGGTACTGCTCAATTCAATTACCTTTATATAGACGATAGTGCGGTGGTAACTGCTGGTAATACAACGATTACTGCTAGTGAATTGATCAGCAGCCCAACAGCACCAACACTAAACACAACGAAGGGTGGGTTTTACAACGGAAACGACAGGTGCATCTATGCCTTCAAACAGGATGCGTCGGATGACATTTATCGTGAGTCTAGGACTTCTCAAATAGGAAACTATGGGACTGTCCGAACTGATTACAGCAATCAGTTCGTAAACGTGTCTGGAGCCGGTTATGGGACAGGGTGGCATTCTTACACGATGGGTACAGATGTTCTACCTCGACCCTGTGGCCCAAGTGGATTGGCTGTTGCACAATATATAGAAGTAGGTGGTAGTCATTCCACAATTTATGTTGGCCCCGACACTCAGAATTGGGATATGTTCATCGTAAATTCTCCGTGGTGGGTGAACGCTCCAGTCAACAGTAGCGGTCAAATAAATATAAGGTCAGATTATGCTCATTCGTCATATACGCATATATTTTATACACGCGGCTGGGTTATGAGTCCGTTATTGTGAGGAAAGAAAATGTTTGAGACTTGGGAAGACGTAAGAAAAGTACGCGATCAACTTTTGCAATTTAGCGATGGGGCATTCTTTGTTGCGTATGAATCTGGTGTTGAGATGGATTCTGTAATGAAACAGTACAGGCAAGATTTACGCGATGTGCCAACTATATTTGATAATCCAGCCGATGTTGTTATGCCAGACCCGTGGTCAGACCCGCCAGTGGAGATTAGATAAATGAGTTATATAGGATCAGGACCACTCTACGGAAACTATCCCAGCGAAAGTATAACTGCGGACGGTTCTACTTCATACACACTAAGTCGAGCCCCTGTGAGTTTAGGAGGCATTATCGTCTGCTTGGATGGTGTTAAACAAAACTCAGCAGATGGCTCTTATGCGATTTCTGGAACTACACTAGACTTTGGTACTGCTGTAACCGCGGGTGTTGAGATAGAAGTGGTATATTTAGGTGTTCAAGCTAATAGTGTGGTGATAGACCAAACACTAGGCGCAGCGGACACAGATCAAGCAGCGATTATCAGAACTAACTTTAATGATATTGACCAAAGTCTCAGCATCGCTTCAACAGATAACGGTGTGAGTGGAGGTCCGATAACAATATCTGGGAGTGCTACTGTAACCGTATTAGGTAACTGGAGTATCGTATGAGTAAGCTAAAAGTAGACCAAATTTCTAAAGCTACAGGTGCATCGCCTGCTATTTTCACTTTGCCAGCAGCTGATGGAACTGCTGGGCAGTATATGAAGACAGATGGATCGGGTAATTTGGGGTTTGTTAGTGCTGCTGCAGGTGCAAAAATCGGACAAGTTGTTCAAACTACAAAAACTGATTCTTGGTTGCAATCTACAACGGATCAAACGTATTACAATCCAACAGGTTTCTCAAGAACGATAACACCGGTGGCTACATCGAGCAAGGTTTTAATTCTAGCTTGTTGTTCTTGGAGTGCAACAACCAATTATGAAGTAGGTACAAAAATTACTAGAACAATAGGTGGTGTAGAAGAAGATATTTTAATTGCTGATACAGCGGGAAGTAGAACAAGAACTTTTTTATCAGAAAGAAGTAATGGAGCGGCTGACTACGCATCAACAACTGTGATATTACTAGATAGTCCAAATACAACATCAGAAATTACATATAAACCTGTTGCCGCTACAGAATCTTCAGCAACTCTTTATTTAAACAGGCAACACAGTGATTCTGATTCTGCTGGAGAATTTAGAGCGGCTTCAAATATCATTTGCGTAGAGGTGTTAGCATAATGGCATCAACACTTATAGTAGATCAAATACAGAAGACAGGCGGATCGACAACTGCCTTAACGCTTCCGACATCTAATGCGTCGGCTAATCAGTATTTACAGAATGATGGTGCAGGAGCGCTCAGTTGGGCTACAGTAGCTTCTGCTGGATTCATCAAGTATACTGTTGTTACCGCGTCAGACTCAACATTTGATCTTCAATCAACCACAACCAAACTTGTTATTGAGGTTCAAGCATCTGGTGGAACTGCAGGCTCAAGCCATAGTTCTGGATATAACGGCGGTAGTGGTGGAGGGGGAGCATATGCAAGGAAGCTATTGACTGGCATAACAGGATCAACGGATAAACTGGATATAACCATTGGATCGGTCGCTGGCATAGCAGGATCTGGTAATGATACGAGTGTTGCTGCCGCTGGAACCGCATCATTTACCACCATTACGTGCGCTGGTGGTTCTGGGGGTAACACCGCTAGTGGATCATATTCGGGTGACGGTGGGGCAGGAGGAGCAGTCCCAACAACAGGAGATTTTAATGTTGGTGGAGGTAATGGAACTAACGGTGCTATTGGTCTTGCTAACGCCGCAGGAGGCTCGTGGATGAGTAGATGGAATAGTCGCATCAATAATAGTGGAGGTGTAGGTGTGGATGCACTGGGCTATGGTGGTGGTGGACCCGCCGCTTATGGTGGATCTCATGCTGGTGGTGATGGTGGGCCAGCAGTCGTAATAGTGTGGGAGTATGCATAATGGGTAAAGTAATTGCAGATTTAGCAGCATCAGCAGCAAGCGCAACGCTTAGTGTAGAAAACGCGACGTCTAGCGTAGGGTACGTACTGTCAGGGACAGATGGTTCTGCTAACGATCACTTAAAAACAGATGGGGCTGGGAATCTGGCATGGGTTGCTCCTCCTGCTGGTGGATTAACTCATGCAAGTCAGTGGAGATTGACTACAAACTTTAGCAATAGCGCTACACCAATTACTACCAATTTGGAAGCAGTTATTGCGGCAACGCCCACGACAACAACAGCATCGCCAACATCGAGTACCGCATTAGGCGCTCCTATGTCACTTGACACAAGTACAGGTTACTGGACTTTTCCATCTACAGGATATTGGCGGGTTGACTTTACTTGTACAATTGATGGTGACACTTATGACCCGTTGCCCGTGGGTGGATATATCCGATATACAACGAATAACTCTACTTTCAATACCGTAAGTGAGGCAAATGCTATGGCGTATCTTGGGTACTATCAAAATAGTAACGCTTCGGTGCTTTTGGATATTACAGATACTACGCAATGCAAGGTCATGTTCTCATTTCAAGCAAGGGGGTCTTCGGATGTTTGCATAGGAGGCGCGACGAGCAATTGGACATTTATGAATTTTATGAGATTGGCGGATACTTGATATGAAACCAGAACACATTGAAGACATACTCGTTAATCTACATTCTGGTCAATGGTTTGGTTGGTCAGATTCTAAGAATAAGGTTTATGCGAATCTAGTCATACATAATGCTGATGATAAACCTACTCAAGAATGGTTAGAAGCGGAACTAATCCGACAGCAAGATGCATGGGATGCGGAACAAATAGCAAAGCAAGAAAGGTTAGCATCTGCGAAATCTAAACTAGAAGTACTCGGTTTAACTACTGAAGAGGTAAAAGAAGCGTTTGGAATATAGGAGGCCAATATGGCAAATTACGCAGTCGTAAAAAATGGTGTAGTAGAGAATGTAGTGGTATGGGATGGTGTTACAGAGTTTTCTGTGGAAGGTTCTAAGCTAATTGAAGCTACGGCTGATACTCGTATCGGTGGATCGTGGGATGGCAACGTCTTTACGTTTGTTGAACCACCTGCTCCCGAACCTACAGCAGAGCAAGTTGCGCATGCTGAAAATAAAGCCAGTGCAAAGTCTAAACTGGCGGCATTAGGACTGTCTGAAGAGGAAATATCAGCAGCTTTTGGTATCTAAAATGAGATACCTATTGGGAGCATTACTGCTGTTATTACCGTTTAGTTCCTCTGCGGAAAGTCCAACATTCTTTAGAACAGTAGCGCCTATACAGGCATTATGTGTGATGGGAGGACCGCAACCTATCATAGAGGAATTACTTTCCAAGTATAATGAAAAGCCCGTGCATGCTTTGATGGTTACACCGACCATCCAGATGTATATTACAGAGAACTGTAACAACCCTAGCAGCACACTTTTCTTACACAATAGTCGGGTCAATCAAACTTGTATATTCTGGTCAGCTAATGACTGTTTAAACACTGTAGAAACAGAGAGTTTACCCGCAAAAACCCCTGAGGATAATACAGACGCATGAAACACTTGAAAGACAATAATATGGGTTATTTTGAGCATCTAGGATTCGCTTTAAAGCTATCTGGACAGCTCGTAGTTATGGCAGTAGTAGGCGTAATACACGCCGTATTTCCGTTTATTTTCGCTAATTCTGTATCTGCTGGCGTAAAAGCCATGGATACTAAACTCCAAGAATTGGCTGGATAATGGCAGAGAATAACGGCGGATGGCACCTGTCGAAAGGCCTAAGCGTATCACACATTCTGTCAACTGCCGTTATTGCTATTGGTTTCTTCACGTATGTGACAGGGATTGAACAAGAAACCGTGATGAATAAAATGTCAATAGAAAGTTTATCAGATAGAATGGATAGAACTGATAAGAGACACACAGAAGAATTTGGGGAGATTAAAGAAATGCTAAAGCACTTGAGCATAAAAATAGACCGTTTAGGAGTCAGACGTGATCAATGACCATTACCCCGACAGCGGCAAAGAAGATAGAGGAGATCCTGAGCGATTCAGAATGTTTAAGGATAGAAGTCAATGGCGGTGGTTGCAGTGGCTTCACGGTTGGCTTGTCCAAGACATCTGGGAGAGAAAAAGACGACATGCTATTGAGCGAGAATACGGTTATAGACTCCATCTCGGCGGGGTATTTAACGAACGCGACCCTAGACTGGATAAATGATCCTTTCTCGCCTACGTTCAAGTTTGACATCCCCAATACTAAATCTTGCGGATGTGGCAATTCATTCCAATTGGAGGAAGCTTAATGGAATCATTAAAAAATTGGGTAAAGGAAAAACCTATTTATGCAGTAATTATACTCGCTATATTAGTCTCTGTGGCCTACAACTTGTTCTAGTAGGATGCACGAGCCTGAAGAAAGCAGCGTTGATAGGGGGCGGATCGTTGGGAGCGGGTGCGATTGCCTCGATTGCGACATCGGGGACTGCGCCTGTGTTACTGGCCTCAGCGGGAGGTGCCTCTGTGACAAGTGTGGTTGCGGACGTGATGACACCATCGAAAGGAGGCGGTATGCATACAGCAGCTAGTTGTGCACCAGATAATTTCTGGACGTTGTTAGGATCTCTCGTAGAAATGGGAGGTTGGTTATTAATATTGGTAGTAGTTGCACCCATGGTGCTCGGTTGGATCTTACCAGGTCCGTTAGAGAGGAAGAAAAAGAGTGAAAATTGACCCGAAATTCTTTGGTTTTATGTTGTTCATCATTGCGCAGACAGGTAGCGCTATATGGTGGGCTTCTGGGCTATCTGCAGAGGTAAAGCGTATAGGAGGCATCCAGGGACGTGCTATACCTGCTCTAGAGGCAGAAGCCAAGCAATGCGGTATCGAGATACATAATCTCAAGAAACTCACAGGGGATCAAAAAGAGGTTCAAGAAGCTGTAAAGGACCTGGATGTTATGGTGTACAGGTTGGAGTCTATTGAGACTATGTTAGACAAGATCTTAGCAACTAAGGTTAGATAATGTCTGGTTTTACGTTTGAAGATTTCAGATTAGGTTTAGACCATAGAAAGTCTGAGCAAGTATCTGATGCCCGATCGTTACAAGAATGTAAAAATGCATATGTAACGTCTGGTTATGCTATCTCTAAAAGGCCAGGTATGGATAACTTACATGCCTCTACTGCCTTAGATGTTAATTTTCATGGTTTGTTTATGTTCGACCAGAAGTTGGTGACCGTTACACATGCATCAGGATTTACTTCGCCTCCTACATTAGCGGGTATTGGTATTGGTAGCCCAATATCTAGCACCTTGCAGGTGGTGATATGTCAGAATCCTGATAACGCCTCTGATACAGTTAAGTATGTATGGGAGTTTTTAGTTTTCAATCGCAAACCTTATATTGTAGTAGAATTCACCAGTGGCACAATAAGACATTTTTATGGTACTCTAGCCGAACACATAGTTGGAACAGGAACAGTTATTACAGATGCTAATTGTCCCAATAGTAAATCAGCAGTAGTAAACGCCTCCAAGGTATTCGCGATAGGCACGAATGCTGCGGGTGATGCTTATATAAAATACTCAGCAACTGAGGATCCTACTGATTGGTCTTCACCTGACGATGCCAGTGGTGCATTGGGTTTGCCTGCTGGTTTAGAATCTCCCGATGAAGACGAAATTGTGGCGCTGGGGGTTTTCAAGAACCAATTAGTTGCATTCATGACTAATAACATTCAATTGTGGAAGACTGATCCAGATCCCTCATTGATAGAACTGGACTCAGTAGTAGAAAATGGTTACGTTACATATACAGATACTATAGCGCCGTTAGGTGCAGACTTAATATTCTGTAATGTAGCAGGGTTTCAATCAGCTGGTCAGATGTTATATACAGATAGAATGATTTCAGCCGATATTGGAGCGCCGGTTAGTGATATCGTTAAACCTAAGTTGGCTGCATATGCCGCAACCAATGAACCCATGGCTATACATTACAGCGGTAACGACCAATATATATGCGTTATTAAGGATGAAATGTTTGTATTAACGCACTCAACTAATGCGCAACTAACAGCATGGTCTAGATATACCATGGCACCAGGTTCTGTGATTAGTGGTATGTGCTCGTATAGAGATTTGCTATATGTTAAAATGAGTAATGCATCGGGTAGCTTTATCTTTGGTTTTGACTCGGGCAAGTATAATGATGATGTTGCTGGTTCTGTTACTAGCGATATTGATGTGCAAATAACCAGTGGCTTCCAAACGTTAGGAGGTTCTGGTAGATGGAAGAAGATATATGGCATGGATGCCATGTTTGTAGGCACAGCTAATATACAACACAGATGGGATGCTAGAACTCCTAATGCTAAAACAACAGCTGTTTCTCTTAATGGAGATACAAGACCTACACCGATGGTGCCAGTTGAATTGATGACGACAGAGATAAGTTTTGACATAACGCAATCAGCTAATTCTAATCTATTGGTCAATGGACTAACTTACTATTATCAACCCCTTGGAGAATTTTGATGGGCTTATTTTCAGCAACGGTAGAAGGTGGAATACCTGACAAAACTATGGCTAGAATCCCGTTGGGGGATACAGCAGCTAAAACCATGGGGCATAAAGGTCCTGGTTTTTCAGCAGTAGAAAGCCTGGCAAAACGTAGAGCAGGTGGTTCTAGTATAGCAGACGCATTTAAAGCTGGTATACCCACTGCGAGTAAGCGATTAGAGAGAGCAACTATTGACAGGGGTATGACAGACTTCGATGAGAAGGCTGTTTTAGCTGGTAAGAAAGCAAAATTTGATAAGTCAAGATCAGGTATGTATGCTAGTACCCCTATGGCAGACGAAATGCGAAGAAGGGCGCGAGAGGAAGCGAGAGGACGCGCTGGTGTAACTAAAGCAGGCATTAAAGCAGGAAGAGATCTAGGTGCGGCTTTGGGTTCTGATTATACTAAGATGCGAACAAGAGCAGAAGAAGGTAAGTTAACCCGCTCGCCAGATTATGCTTTTGGACTACCTACGATGCCAGCTGAAGTAGCACCAATTATTTCAAAGGCGCCAAAAACGTATGTTACTACAAAAAAGAAGAAAGTAAAGAAAGAAGACGAATGGGAGCCAGAAGGTGGAACTGGTGGTGATACCGCCCACGGTTCTGATGAAGGTAGTGGCGCAGGTTTTGCAGGTTAGGAGATAAATTATGGCAGGTATAGTATCAGGCATATTAGGACTGGCAGGCGATTATGGCGCTAAGCGCACAGCAGACGCTGAGAGTCTTTTAGCTCGCGAGGTAGCTAAACGCGGTACGGAGATGAAGGGCGAACAGCAGATGTATGCTGATCGTGCCGCTGCTCGTAAGGTTGATCTTGGTACACATAAGCGTCGTTTAGAGCGAGCACGCCAACGTGGTGTTGAAGGTGTAAAAGGTCGACGTGGTGGTGAGCGCGGTGCTATGGCCAGCGCTATGACTACCGTTCCTGGTACCGAATCTGCAAGAGTATCAGAGTTTAAGGCGGGTTTTAAAGATCCCAAGACACAGTTCCAAGCGGCTAATGCTGGTAATGCTTTCGCTGCAGAAATGGAGAAGGCTAGGGCAGAAAAGCAAAAATTCACAGATCAACTAGCCGCGTACCATGGTATGGACGAGGGGTATCAAGATCAGCAGTTAGCGAATCAAATACTATCAGGCGAGATAGGTGCTAACGTAGCAGGTGGAGCTGCAGAACAAGCAGCTATGGGTACTGACACAGCCATGGCACAACAAGCACCTGACCATGCCTTAGCACAATTTCAAGATGCTGACTCAAGGTTTAGAAAGCGAATGTATGACAAATATTACTCATTAAGAGATCATCCTGATTTCGGTGGATTGAATCCAGATGAGAAGGCTCCGATGCTTGGCGTGCCGCGGCGGATAAAGGGATCGATGTTAGGTTCTGCGGCTAGTATGGCTAGTAGTTTCTTAGGCCCATCTGGGTTAGGCTGGATATAATGGCTGGCTGGGGACATAGACACTTAGCACAGTTAGGTAGGTCATTACGACCTTACTTGAACCCTAGTGCTGTTGAAGAAAAAAAGAGCAAATCATCTCGTTATACTAAGCCACCTTGGCAGCGTGAACTCGAACAGACTGCTGCTTTAACAGCTACAGAGGCCAAGCGTCAAAGGGGTGAGTTATCCCTGCGAAGAACTGATATTGCGAACCAAGCATTAGACCGCAAGCAAGCTTTACGTCAAGAAATAAATGATGCTCAATTAGTTCGTCCTGACGAAGTTAAAGGTGACTTAGCATCTTCATTAGCAGATGCTCAAGGTAGAGCTCGTTTTCCAACCATGGGCCGTGGTGGTCATTTGGAATCTATACCAGCTAGTTATAAAGAA